GGAAACCCGTCTGCGTGATCGTGGCCTCTTTAGCCAATGCGATCATATCCCCCGCGTCCTCCTTCTTACATCGGAGCACGCCCACATTCGTTTTCTTTTTCAGGTCTCCTTGGAAAAAGGCCGTTGAGTTAATCTCAAGCCAGTCATCACTGGTCAAGGACTTTTCCTCGTTTACGGTTAGGCCTACGTGTTCCCCGTGGAAGATCAACCGCCTCCGAAATTCGCCGTTACCGGTCGGATCTCGCGACGCCAAATCATCTCCGTTTATGAGGCTCATATAGCTCACAAACTTCTGCCACGCCTCCTTACTGGAGAAATTCGTCCCATCTTTGGATAGCGTATCCGCGATTGCCAAATCCACCATCGTCTTGTTAATTAGACATAACAACGGAAATGACATCAGGGAGCCCATCGGCTGCCCCGAACCGCACGCTTCTCCATCCAGGGACAAACTGGAAACCACACGTAGAGCCTCTACTTCCTCGTACATGAGACCCTCCCCTTTCTGTACTAGTACGTCGATCGCTGCAGACACATATTCACTTTTTATGTTGTCAGTCGCAGACTTATAATCGAACGATTCGTACTGGAAACCGTTTAGGGATTCCACTCTCTCATTAGTCGGTGGACCGACTAACAACCATTTCTTTCTTTTTATTTGCCCAAAGAGTGCTGAGTGCAGGGGCTTTAGCAGTGCTGTATTCCGAGAAGAGTAGAGTGTGACAACTCTCGGCTTTCCTGATGAGATGACTAGCTCCGTACGAAACTCGGTAGCGAAGTCCTCTTCATTCCAATTACCATGCATACGTCTAGTATGGTTCAGGGAGCCGTGGCCATTGGGGACAAATGGCACTCGGAATTTTTTATTCCATCCGCAAGGAACGTTTTGGCTGAATGCCTTACGGAATCGCGTGAGGTGGGTTTTATCGACCACCTTTTTCTCCTTTCTCGCCCTTTTCCAATCATCAATGCGTGTCGCGAACCTATCTTCGCAAAAGTCACACACGTCAGGCTCCAACTTTTGTGCAGTCTTAACTGACAATCCTTGGACAATGGATAAGGGCGGGTAGCTAGACTCTAGAGCATTACGTAGCCCGCCACAAGTGATCGTCTGTGGTATGGGTGTCCGTAAGAGGCCTTGTTCTTTCAGCAGAAGTTTCTGCGTTTGTTTGAACAGAGAGCGTAGAGTCTTGAGATTTCCGCATTTCGTAGGGGTGGGTGTTTCAGGAGAGCATTTCGGGGTGGTTTCTTCTTCTTCTTTCTTTGCGGTCGTCCAATATTTCGCGCACTCAGGGCTATGAACCCCTTGTACACAATCAATCGTGCAACCGCACATCCGGAAGTCAAATCTTTCCCTGTGTGCATCCCTTGAGCCCGTATGAAAAGCGGCCAAATTCTTTTTCCTCCTCTCGTCACCAGCGTTTGTACGCGCGTTCGTTTGTCGGATGTGAACGGTTTCTCCCCCAGCTGGGACCTCGTTCACTCCATCTAATACATCCCCTTTGTCCGTTTTCTTCCCGCGTGTCCGGTAC